TCAATACTAGAACTTTTGCGTTAAACTTAGAGAGATATCCCTTCCTAATTAATTCGTCAGTTCCGATAACTTTGTATGACGGACCAAAGAGTCCCTCTAAGACCCACTTATGGGTCTGTGTGCCGTCTAAAGTGCCAGTGAACCCATATCTATACTTAGCATCACACAGCTTGGTCATGATGCTTATAAGTGACTTAGACTTGAATAGGTGTGCTTCATCACCAATGATGACATCAAATCTATCAAAGAACTTTTTATCCATTTTGTAAATGGATTGCCAAGTTGTAATTACAACAGGAGCAGTTGTATCTTTCTCCCTTCCAGAATATATTTTGTGGCAATATGTCTCAGCATCCCAACCATAGTCCTGAAAATCCTTATACATTTGTTCTACAAGAGAAGTCGTTGGAACGACTAGTAGGATATTTCTATTGTAATCTGTATGATATCTCACGATTGAGTAAATCATCAGAGATTTACCTGAAGCAGTGGGAGATATCAATAATCTTCTATTATGTTTTAGAGCATCGTATACTCCCTCTATTTGATAAGGTCTTGGAGAGTGACGAGAAATAGATTTCATATAATCTTTCACTCCCTCGGGGGAGATCATCTCGTTGTTTTCAAATGGTAGACCGTAATATTTGTTGTTCTCAAAAGAATATTCATATCCCCTCTCCTTACAGAATCTGATTACCTTGTCTAGCAATCCAACATAGATCTCTCCAGATCCTGTATTAAACAATCTAATCTTTCCATCCCAATACTTGCTCCTGTATTGTGGCATGAACTTTGCCCCAGGAACTTCGAAGGTAAAAGTATCAGACAGTTCCATGTAAACATGGGGTTCTGCATTAACTTTCAGATATACTTCGTTCTTTTTTGAAATGAAAATAGTATTCATCAGAAACCTCGTTGGAAGTTCTGCCACTCAATAGCATTCTTAATTTGATAAGTTCTATTGTTTACCTGTTTGAGTATGTTCTCAAGGTAATTCAACATGGCATCATGATAGTCAAGTTTGAGACGAATCTTGGAAAGATGTTCGTCAGCGTCTAAGTGATAATTGAGAGAATCTTTCTCTCTTACTTTATATGGAAAAGGATCGTCTTCATAGACTTCTGGTTCTGCTTTTCCACTATAATAATTTCTACGTTCAAGATATTTTGTTTTGTAAGATTGTTCTTCTTTCTTTTTCATCAGAAGAACTGTATTATATAGTTCGTGATATTTGGCGTGTAATCTGGGAATTTTGATTGATTCATCGTGTAAATTGTCGGGATCAAGGATGGAGTCTTTTGACCACATCTCATTAATAATGTCAAGATTCATAAAAACTATTCCACGGTTTCTATATTATAAATGGTATATTTGAAAGTTACAGTAGCCGTAAGAGTTTGGTAATCGTCATTGCTGGCATCAAATTGAAGACCACTCAATGATGTGGGGAACAAACCGTTAAACTTTACTCTAGCAACACTGTTGAATTGATTATTCAAAACCAACAGTGTCCCATCACTATACTGTTGATCCATATCAATCAGATTATCTTGATCAGTAACTTGATCGATAAAATCTTTGATACTGTCTGGGAAACCCAGTCCTCTCATCCAGTTGTGAACTGCCAAATAATTTTCTAATTTTTCATCAACAATGAATGTTAGAGTTAAATCATCAAATACTAGTCTATCACCTGGTAAGGGCAACTCTTTCAGATAGTTCGGAGCATTAACAACTCCCAACGATAATCCAGGAAGGTTTACCGTATTTGAGAAGAAATCAATCTTTGGATATCTTGCTAACTTAAAATTAAAACCTACGTTTGACAGATAGTTCCTATTGGTAATCTGTTTATCAAACGGGTCTCTTGTTGGTGCAGCCATGATGAGTTAGACTTTACGAAGCTATTTATTGGCATAAAAAAAGAGGGGTCCGAAGACCCCTCAGCACTTCCTTCACACGGATATCTATTATATCACATGAGGTTCTGAACGCGTACTCTCTGATAGTAGCGGTTGGTGTTAGGATAGATACGACCCAGACCTTGGTTATCGACATTACCCTCAGCAAATGGGTTGGAGATAAGACCATAACGGGTCTTAAAGCCAATCTTGGGCTGGAAGGTGTTCTCTCCAACGGCACGAACCATCTGGAGGGGAACATATGGGCAATAGAACAGACCAGCATCATAGGGGCTAGTACCCTTGTAACCGACAACGTAGTACTGGTTAGCAGCACTGTTGGCAGAGAAAGGATCGATGTAGACTCTGTACTTACCGTTGATGGTGCCAGCAAATGTGTTGCCGGTGTCATCGACGTTCAGGTTAGCATTCAGAGCAGGGGTGTAATCCAGTACACCAGCCATGGTCAGAGCAGAAGCAACATCAGCAGAAGTCAGGATGATGTTACCCTTCCCTCTACGAGTTCTCTGGGCGATTCTGTTAGCATCTCTTTCGATCTGGAACAGGAGACCCTTGAACTTCTCAACAGACCAACGACCATTGGAGTCAACGTCCAGGTCGAAAGTACCAGCATTGGCAACGTTTGCTTGAGCACCAGTCTCAGCAACCTTGTAGATCGAACGGATAACCTCACGGTTGATCTCAGCAAGGATTTCAGTGCTGAGGATGTTTGCCAGTTCGGCTTCAGCATTCAGACCGTGGATAGCACGAAGATCTTGTGCCAGTTCCAGGGAGTATTCTGCCTTCAGAGCACGGGACTTAGCAGTAACGGTAACTTTCTCAATCGAGAAAGCCATCTGGTTGAAGTCCTCGTTGCTGCCGTCGCCAAGAGCTTCAGCATCACCAGTCTCCATGCCTTGACCTACACTGTAGGCAGCACCAAGACCAGTAATAGTACCAGAACCGGACAGAGCAGCAGGATTGCTTCCACCCTGAGCAGCAGTAGTACCGAAACCAACAGTGTTACCAGCACCAACTTGACCGGAGTAGTCACCACCAGTGTTACCCTCGGTAGCAAATCCTTGAGTGGAGGAGAAGCTGGAATCGGGCTCGTCGAACAGTGCCTCAGTACCAGACTGAGTGCTGTAACGGGATCTCATTGCGAAGATGAGTCCAGTAGGACCGTTCATTGGTTGTACACCAGCCAGGTCATAAGCAACCAGGTTAGGCATAGAACGTCTGATCAGGGAGATCAGAACGGGGTCAAAACCAGCAACAGGACCAGCAGCAGGGGCATCAGCACCGAAACCACCGGAAGCACCAGCAGCATTAGCAACGTTGGTGGGAGCCTCAGTCAGCATACCACCGCTTTCAAAAGCAGCTTGCTCTTGAAGGAATCTTTCTTGGTTCTCAAGCAGAACGGCAGTAACAGCCTTTCTGTGGGAATCTTTGATGGGATCACAGGACTCTGCATTCAGCAGAGGACCCCACTTTTCCATAAGTTTATCGGAATTGTACATTAGTCTCCTTTAGTATACGAGTTTGGGATTGAGAAATCAGTTTTTAATCGACAGTGCTCTAAGGTAAGCAGCCATGGATCCAGCATTCAATTCTGGTTCTGGGTCACTTACAGCTTCCGAAAGAGTTTCGGAAACAGCTTTTGTTGTACCCTTCTCAGAAGGGAAATACGATTCCCTCAGGGTAACAATCTTTTCACGGTATTCTTCTTCACCCGCAAACTCAACACCTTCAACTAAAGAAGCAAGTTTTTCCTTTTGAGTATCGGCAAGACCTTCTACAACAGAGGCAAAAATGCCATCTGCTGTTGTTTCAGCAAGTCTACCGGTAAGGGAAATGTTCTTCTCAATTTGCTCGTTGAGTTTAGACTCCATTTCATCAAGTTTATCTACCATGCTCTCAAGAACATCATATTTATCATCAGGGATTGTGACATAATGATCTTCAAAGAGGGACTTCATTCCAGTAAGGAACGAGTCAGTCATTTCGGTCTTCAGACCATGCTCGACTTCGATAGCATTCTCGGTCAGCCACTCATCAGCGACGTACTCAAGATAAGCATCGAGTCTTTCGACAAGCTCTTCTTTGACAGTTACGAGATTCTCAGAAAGAGTTTTCTCGTACTCAGCAGCAAGAGCTTCTTGGACTTCACTAACCTTAGCAGCCAGAGCAGCTTCGAAAATTGTCTTTGCCTTTTCTTGGAACTCTTCACTGAGTTCCTCACCACCGAACAGAGCAGCAAGATCTTGATCGACAGAAACTTCAGGAGTCTCTACGATAGTATCTTCAGTATTCTCTTCAGTTTCCGCAACTACTTCCTGACCTTCCTCTGCCTCAGTTTCCTCAGCATACTTAGGTGCCTTGGGCATTGGTTCAGCAGGTTTAGCACCCTTGTTTACAATATCCTTAACTGTTGCCAGTGAAGGAGTCTTAAGGGCAGCCGAGTTATCGTCGGGCTTGTAGTTCTCAGGAGTAGGACCACCAAGATCTTCTACCTGTGCTTGAGCAGCAGTATAAGATGCTTTCTTGGAGGTATCCATGGGGTCAGCGGCTTTCGCACCCCTTGTTACGGGATTTTCCATTTCTTGTAATTTGTTACCAGCGGACATTTTTCGGTTTCTCCGATTATTAGACTAGTGATAATCTGTATTTATTTATTATTTCAGAGATTTAATAAGAAATTTTGAAACAAATTTAATTTGTTTTCTTCAAGTCGTCTCTGATCGACAAGAGTATTAATTGTCTTATAGGTTTTCTCAGCATACTTTTCGCGGAGAATTCCACCATCCCAGACCCAATCCTTACCTTCCATGATGCCATTTACAAAAGCATCTGGAGCAGAAGGATCGGCAACGATATCAGCAGCAGTGGCAAGCATAAAGTCTTCACCAACTATCTTAATACCATTACGGTCTTCTCTCAGAGAACCCATGCCTCTGGAAGAAACACCAAGTTTGACACCTTCATCGAGAAGGGACTTGGCAATTGTTCCCATTGGTGTAGACAAAATTTGTGCTCTACCAATGAAATTTGAACCTTCTTGTCTTAGAGAGGTAATCTTGTGGGAAACACGATCAAGATTAATCGTAGGACCATCAGGATGACCAAGTTCTCCAAGAGCACGACCCTTTCCAACAAACTGTTCGTTATAACGACCAACCTCTTTAGCAAGAGTGTCAGAAGGATACATTCTGCCATTACGATTCTTGATGTCTCCCTGTAGGAATACACCTTCAATGTAGAGACTCTTTTTACCGTTACGTTGTTCGACGATAACCTCTACGTTTTCGATTTCCTCTCTAATAAGTTTCATCTTGTTCTGGGATCCCTATCTTTTTATTTATGTTAACCTTCAACTGTGACGGCTGTGCCGTAAGTAACATTGCAACGAAGGTATTGGTCT